AACCTATGCATCGGGCTCGTAAAAAATTTGCCAGCCGAGGAAAGACATATCGGCTTTGGCTAATACGGGAACGGAGCTCCGTTGTAACGCTGCACGACCATTTCTGACCAGCTGCTCAAGTAACTGCAGCTGGGTCAGCGTGCAATCCTGCGTCTCACAGAGGTAGGGAGTATTCGGTTCACACCGGACAGCTGCCAATGATTCAGCCCACACCTGCAAGTTACCACAAGCAGGTTCCTTCATTCGCATGAAGGGAAGGCGACGAATCGCCTCCACAACTTTCTTGTCGAAAGTTGCTTGCATGGACCTAACTCGTCTTATCGAGTACATGTTCATCAAGCGTGAGTGTTTTTTACACCACTCGAAGAAGCCCAAGGTATGGCTACCTCGAACCTCTTTTCCTGAATCGAGAAGACGTTCAGTACGTAGTACTGATAAAGAAACATCTTCTACGCCATGCGCACATCCGATGGGGGGTTGTAAATCCGCCACCTTGCGGTACAGACGTTGCTGACGTGGTGTTAATCGATTCAGAAATCTCTTTCCGAACTGTATCATTTGCTGCAGAAAATTCTCATCATCTATGTCTTTCCATTTATAACAACGGAAGACTTGGTCACAACTAATAATAGCCCCGGCGAACTCACAAAGTTTGTCCGAACTCAGGGTTTTGTGACTAGAGATGGGAACTTGCCATTCCTGCATGAGCTGGACATATCTTTTGTAAACAGATGTGTCCCAGATGACTACGTCGTCACCTAAGATGGCGAAAACATCAGCTCCATTAGATATGTGGTGCAACAACAAGCCATGTGTCAATGCAAAGGCGGGAAAACTAGCTCTGAGCCCCATGGGTTGACCTTTTGACCACTGGAACGCTTCCTTTTTATAGTACCACTTTCCGCGAGATAAATCAACGAAAAGATCCACAGCACGTTGCCAAAGCGGCTGCGAATTCAGCTGTCTTAACACGGACACCTGTAGGTCTAGAGGGAAATGGTCGGTAGCACTAGATAGGTCAACAGAGTGGCAAACATGTCCTTCAGCAAGGACGCCCTGCAGTTTAGGTATGGCTTGATCTTGCCTAAATGTGTAATCCCACGGTTGCTGTTGCAATAAAGCAAACAGCCTATCAGCAAAGGGTTTTAAGGCCCACTGATGAATCCGTAACGGAGAAGCAATCCAGCGAATTTTCCAAGAACCATCCTTGTCCAGAGGCACCAGATGCCCACACGGTGTGGGTATATTCTTCGGTGCGATAGGGGCAATGTCACCTACCAGCCCTGCTACAATTGGTTCGTAGAAGGGCCTGAATTTCACAAAGTGGTTCCAAAAAGCAGAATCATCAAAGGCTCGCAATTCCAAATGGAAATCACGATCCTGAGGGGTAGATCTCCCATATGCAACAGGAGACTTCTTACCCGGTTTTCCCGCGTTTAGAAAAAGCGGTAGAACCTCACTGCACACCTTGTGATAGGAGGAATCGCTATCTGCTTCACCTAATTTAGGCACTCTCAATGATGTCGGCAAAACGAAAGATAAATGCACCGGCACTGCGCCGAGATTTTGGCGCATAGCAGCAATGTGTTTCTCAGTGGGCTCACCCGGCTTAAAAGCCGAAGCTGCCATAAAACAATTACAGGCAACTTTGAAGCCCTTTGGAGTTTGAGATAACTTCCTGAGTGAACCGAGAACTCCATACCAACCGCCTTTCCGGTTTTTCCGGACCCAGGCAAGAGGTTCGAGTCCTGCTCGTAAACGGATCAAATCAAGTTTCAGATCCTTCAAGCGCTGCACGGTCCAAGCAGGTCCTGAGTGGTTAAGCCACGAAGCGACCAATCTATCAAACCGACTAGAGAGATCCTTGCTCAAGCCCATTGATACACAACGGTCGTAGACTGAGTACTGCACGCTCCAAGAGCTGGACATTCTGTCCTCCTTAAGGATAAATGTGTGAGTATTAGTCTCGACAAGAGCTAAGAGGGAAGCCTTATCCAGTAACATAGTGTGGGATGCAATTGTGCCACATTTCTGTGTACAATGTCATTTTGAACGGAGGTATTATATCAATCCTCTTTTATGGATCCGATATATTTGGTGGTGGTAAACTGGCGTTTCAAAACTGCAAAGGCTGCCTCACGATCCTTAGGAAAAGCTGCATTACTAGTTAGCTCTTCCGAAAGCTTCTTAGAGGCTGCATCGTATCCTGGAGCAAGTTCTTCAATCCAGTCCTTCGGATTGGTATAAGCTCGCAGGGGGAGCACCAACTTGTGTTCCTTGATGTACGTTTGCACTTGACCGTCAGTGGGGCAGATGTTGTCCCTTTGGCAGAAGGAGTTCATCAGACGCACCTTTAGGTTCATGATTTCGTCGAACCAAGGTTTCTTAAGCGGATGATCCCAAGGTAGTTCTTTCACCTTAGACTCATACTTCTCCAAGACAAGATAAGCCTCGAGATTTGTACAAAGACAAGAAAATCGTCCTTGTATATCTATGGGCAAGCCTTGTATAGCCATATACACCTCCTAAGCGGATCGGAGGAAATTTCCTCTCCGTACGTTTATACGTCATTGTAATCTTAACCACACCATGTAACTGGGGGC